TCAACTCCAGACCCAGCTTCTTTAGTTGGGGTGCAAAAGCTAGCAGCATTAAATTCAGATACTGCAACCAGACATAGATTGGATGGTAGTTTGTATATATATAGAAGTTTAGCTGAAGCTTTAACTTATCGTGTAGCTGATATATTAGAATATTCAGATTTTAAAGAAGATTTTATAAATAAGATTGGTAAATACAATGTAAGCATACTTGGTGAAATATCAGATTTATATATTTATGATTTTGGTGTATTTATAGAACTTTCTCCAGATGAGGAACAAAAAGCAATGCTCGAACAAAACATACAGATGGCTTTATCTAAACAAGATATTAATCTTGAAGATGCTATAGATATAAGAGAGATTAAAAATTTAAAACTAGCTAACCAATTATTAAAAGTTAAAAGATTAGCTAAACAAGAAAGAGATGAAAAAATGGCTATGCAGAAACAAGCCATGACAGCGCAGCAACAACTTAAATCTCAAGAAATGGCTGCACAAGTAGCACTTCAAAAGATAGAATTAGAAACTCAATCTAAAATGAAAATCAAACAAGCTGAAGTCGCTTTTGAAATTGAAAAGAATAAAAATGAAGCTGCTCTTAAAGCACAGCTAATGCAACAAGAGTTTAACTATAACGTGCAACTTCGTAATGTAAGTGAGCAAGCGTTAGCGTTTAGAGAAGGAGCAAGAGAAGAAGCTAAGAGTAATAGAATTAGTCAGCAAAATACTGAGCAAAGTAAATTAATAGCACAGCGTAAAAATAATTTACCGCCTCAAAATTTTGAATCTAATGAAGATAGCTTAGATGGTTTTGATTTATCAGAATTTGAGCCAAGATAATGTCACAAAAGTGCATTAATATTTTAAGTAAATTTGTAACGTAAATTAAATCTAATGGAATTAAAAGTAAGAGCAGTTGAATCTGTTGAAGAAAAATCAGTGCAAGAAGTTGAAAAAGAACTTTTAGAAAAGCACGAAGAAAAAATAAATGAAACTTCTACTGAAGAAACTCCACAAGTTAAGATGGATTTTGGAGAAGAAGCTAAGGTTAAAGAAACCGAAGTTCAAGCAGAAGAAGTTAAAAAAGAAGAAAGTGTCGTAGACGACACTTCTGAAAAGACGGAAGAAGTGGCTCAAGAGCCAGCTGAACTGTCAGAACAAGAAGTTCTTTCATATATTGGAAAAAGATACGGTAGGGAAATTAATTCACTAGATGAATTAAATGCAGCTAGAGAAGAAGCTGAAAAGCTTCCAGAAGATGTTGCAGCCTATTTTAAGTATAAAAAGGAAACAGGAAGAGGTATTGAAGACTATGTAAAATTACAAAGAGACTTTAGTGCTATGCATCCTGATTCTTTGCTGCGTGAATATTTAACAGTAACAGAAGGAGAGGGTTTAGACCCTGAAGATATAGACTCGTTAATGGAAGATTATTCTTTTGATGAGGATGTAGATGATGAAGCTGATATTAAAAAAATCAAGTTAGCAAAGAAAAGAACTATTGCCAAAGCAAAAAAATTCTTTAACGAACAGAAAGAATTATATAAGCAGCCCCTTGAGTCGAGTTCGGCTGCCAATCCTCAAGCTCAAGAAGAAGTACAAGCATATAGGCAATACTTAGAATCTGTTAAAACTCAACAACAAGAGGCAGAGGTTAAGCGTGATTGGTTTGTAAAAGAAACCAATAAAGTATTTACAGACAATTTCAAAGGTTTTGATTTTGTTATTGACGACAATACGTTAACTTTTTCTCCTGGTGAAACAGCTACAATAAGAAAAAACCAAGAAAACGTCATGAATTTTGTAAATAAATTTCTTGACGATAAAGGTTTAATTAAAGATGCAGCTGGATACCATAGAGCTTTAGCAATTGCGATGAATCCTGATAAGTTTGCCAGGTTCTTTTATGAACAAGGCAAATCAAATGCTACGGAAGATGTTATGCGTAAGACAAAAAATATTGAAATGTCAGAACGCAGAGCGCCAGAAGTAACAAACAAAGGAGGATTCCAAGTTAAGTCTGTAAACCCTGATTCAGGGCGAGGCTTAAAAATTAGAAGTATAAAACGTAAATAATAAAAATTAAAAATTTAAAAAATGGCAGGAAGTGTTCAGGCAACCCCAGGGTTTGCTTTACAGCCAAGCGCAGAACAAGTGCCTTTGGCTACAAATTATATTACAAACTTTGATTTCTTAAATCAGTATTTACCTGATACATATGAAAAGGAGTTTGAGCGATATGGAAATCGCACAATTGCATCTTTCTTACGATTAGTAGGAGCTGAGATGCCATCTAACTCTGACCTTATAAAGTGGGCGGAGCAAGGAAGATTACACACTAAATATATTAACTGTGCTTCAGGAGCAAATGCTGCTGCTGACACAGCTACAATTACAGTAAATGATGTATTAGTACCAGGTACTGGAAGTATTGCAGTTCGTGTAGGACAGACTGTTGTTATCTCTGATAACGCAGGTTCTGGAGAAAATAAAGGTATTGTTACTGCGGTTAACACAGGAGCAGGTACTTTTGATGTAGCTTATTATGAAGCTGCTGGACAAGTAGGTGGAGCTGGACTAACAAGAACAGTATTTATCTATGGTTCTGAATTTAAAAAAGGAACTAGCGGAATGACTGGCTCATTAGAAGCTGACGATGTTATCTTTGATAACTCTCCAATTATCATAAAAGACAAATACGCTGTAAGCGGTTCTGATATGGCACAAATTGGATGGATTGAAATTACAACTGAAAATGGAGCTTCTGGATACTTATGGTATCTAAAATCAGAACATGAAACAAGATTACGTTTCGATGATTATCTTGAAACTGCAATGATTGAAGCTGTTCCAGCTGAAGTTGGTTCAGGAGCTATTGCAGCAACAGGTGATGTAGGTAACAAAGGTTCTGAAGGTATTTTCTATGTTGTAGAAAATAGAGGAAATGTTTGGGCAGGTGGTAACCCAGCTGCATTAGCAGACTTTGATGCTATTATATCTCGTTTAGACAAGCAAGGTTCTATTGAAGAAAATGTAATTTTCGTAGATAGAGAATTTAGCTTTGATATTGATGATATGTTAGCTGCTCAAAACTCTTATGGTGCTGGTGGAACGTCTTATGGTTTATTTGACAATGATAAAGACATGGCATTAAACCTAGGATTTACAGGATTCAGAAGAGGATATGACTTCTACAAGTCTGACTGGAAATACTTAAATGACCCAACTATGCGAGGTGGATTACCTACTGGTGCTAACTCAGGAAGAATAAATGGTCTTCTTGTACCAGCTGGTTCTACTACAGTATATGACCAAATTTTAGGCAAGAACGCTAAGAGACCATTCTTACACGTTCGTTACAGAGCTTCTGAAACAGAAGACAGAAGATACAAAACTTGGATTACAGGTTCTGCTGGTGGTGCTGCCACTTCTAGCTTAGATGCTATGGAGGTACACTTTTTATCAGAAAGAGCTGTGTGTACCTTGGGTGCAAACAACTTCTTCTTATTCCAAGAGTAGTATTTATTACAAGGGAGGTTTAACCGCCTCCCTTATTTTTTTAATCTAATTAAATTATATATAATGAAAAGAAAAAACACCCCTGTAGACAAGGTCTACAAATTATTAAGAGATGCCGCTCCTATATCTTTTTTACTTCCAGCTGGCGGCTCAAGAAGGCAACCCTTATTACATTTTGACGAATCACAAGGAGTCAATAGACCTTTAAGATATTCGCCTAATCAAAAATCTTGTTTTGAAGATGAGCAAGATGGAAATGTACTTCGTGAACCTATTGAATTTACTGATGGTTTTTTAAGAGTCCCTAGAACAAACCCTGTATTGCAAGAGTTTTTATATTATCATCCTGCAAATGGTAAAAAGTTTGTTGAGGTAAATGAAGAAGAAGATGCCGCTAAAGAAATTGAAAGATTAAATATAGAGGTTGATGCTCTTATTGAAGCTAAAAAATTATCTGTAGACCAGTTAGAAACAATATCAAGAGTGTTGTTAGGTGTAAATACAGAGACAGTGAGTACAGCTGAACTTAGAAGAGATTTGTTGGTCTTTGTAAAAAAAGACCCTCAAACATTTATGAAAATGATTAATGACCCTATGTTGAAACTACAATCAAATGTTCAATTGTTTTTTGATAAAGGATTATTAAGTTTTAGAAATAAACAAAAAGAGGTTTGGTATAACACATCTTCTAACAAAAAGAAAATGCTAACTGTTCCTTTTGGAGAAGACCCATATTATATAGTAGGGTCATATTTACAAAGTGATGATGGTATAGAAGCATTAAAAATGTTAGAAACATTGATGGAAGAATAAGCCTAAACCATTAATCTACAGAGGGGTCAAAAATAATTGACCTCTTTTTTTTTGCTTATCTTTGTAAAAAAGAAAGCGATGATAAATTCTGTTAGAAATACAGTTCTTGCTATCCTAAATAAGAATAATTACGGATACATTTCGCCATCAGATTTCAATCTATTTGCAAAACAAGCACAGTTAGATATTTTTGATGAATATTTTATTTCATATAATAATTACATAAATAAAGAAAACGGAAGAGTATCTGGAACTGGATATGCTGACATGACTAAAAATATTGACGAGGTTATTGATGTATTTTCAGTCACAGCGAGCTTAACGCAAACTTTAGGAAACGAATATAGTGTACCTACGGAAGCTACGACTGGTTCAGATTATTATCTTTTAAATAAAATATTAATATATAGTTCTGTCACTTCTTCAGGTACTTCTACAGGGACAGGAGGAGGAAACACTGAATTAATTGATTCTACTGCAACTTTTCAAACAGATGGTGTAGCAACAGGGGATACTGTTTCCGTTATACTTTCTAATTCCGTAATTACTAATTTAAAAGTTGTTTCAGTAAGTAATGAAACTACGTTAGTTGTGAATGTTGCTTCTTTGACCACAGCAAATCTTCCTTATGCTATTTATAAAAAAGCAAATTTAAAAAACGAAGCTGAGCAGGTAAATCATTCAAAAATAACAATGTTAAATAAATCTATGCTTACAGCTCCAAACATTACATACCCTGCCTACACACAAGAAGGAAATACATTAACCTTGTATCCTGATACTATTAATACAATAGGAAGAGTTGTTACACAATATATAAGGT